ACCTCATATATATCGTACAAAAATTATGAAAAACCAAAGTTGTATTCTAGTGGAGAATAAGCTAGGATACAGAAGTCACTCATATGTCAATAGATACCCTCTATGTACATTAGATGCCACTATATACTGTATTCACCACCATTACAACCCTAATAATTCCTCCCTCCTCTATGTCTACTGGAAGTAATTAGGCTATCCAGAAGTACCTTATTGACCCCCATGATGATAGGTTTTTACGAGCGCAGCGAGTATATCAGAAGCTGTAGATACCATACGGTGGGTGGTGTTGTGGGGGAGGGATGCAGAAGCTACCCATACCCCTCTTTTAGATAGGCCCTAGGATTCAATTAGAAGCCCACTGGTGCGTTCTACAAGCTTTTGGCTACTAGGGTAGCTGAAAATTGAATAAGCTCTCCACGGCCTTCCCTAGCCTTTTAAGGCCCTACTCCATTTGACTCAAGGACTTCCTCATGAGATAATACTTGAAGCTGGAAAAAGAAATGTTTCTTATTCAGCGGTTAACTGGAGAAGGGAGTTACCCATATGGAGAAACCTAAGGACATTCTAGCGGTGAACATGACCGGCCAGCCCATGAACCCTGAGGATTGGAAGAAGGGTACTAAGGCTATGGTCATAGGTGTAGCCTCATTCGTGGGGAATTACACTCAAAGTACCACGTGTGTCTCCAATACACATGATGGTGTCTACTTGATTGATTACGTGTTGGGTGGTCGCATCCAACCAACCATTCGCGTCGAGGGGAACAAGGTCATCATCCCTCGGGGTACAGACTTGGAACTCTCCCTGAGACTGCTTGAGGAGGGATTCTGAACATGATGGCATTCGTCGATTGGATTAATCCCAAGTGCCGTAGTTCCAGAGGTAGCTTCTACTTCTGCTGGTATGAAACCGTAGGCGGTAAGGTTTCATGCCAGACCTATGATGCCACTGTAATCTCCCCCAAGAGCTTGCAGAAGCATCAGATAACCGCCGCAGAAGCCAACCTTCCCTTGGTTGAGTTGGCTAAGATTTATCCGTACATAGGAGGGGAGGAGTGACGGAAATATTCATCAATCTCATGACAATATGGGCAATCGTAGTCATTGTGTGGATTGTCTATCGTTGTTTCTTGGAAGGAAGGTAACTATGAAAAAGGTAAAACCTTTTAAGGGTTACATTCAAGATTGGAAATGGGTACACTTTCCGGATGGAAAGGTTGTGCAAGGAATGCCTATAGGACACCCTGACTTTTCAGGATGGATTAGGACTTCTAAGGTTGTGAAGGAAACTCCGTGTGAGAACGGGGTGGATACCGCAATCGAAACCCTGAACAGCCGGTATATCTTAATGGGCATGCCTATCCGGTTAACGCATACAAACTTGGAGACCTACTAGATATGGGCGACGTAACTGGACCAATTTCAACGCTTCCCGGCCGCCGGCACGAATTGCCGGAAGGCACGATGTGCGACGTACATCCTGACCGCGCTGCCGTTGTGCGCGTGCAGGGAGAGACGGATTCATTCGGCTGCGAAATGAACGATTGCTGCCAAGAATGCTTCGACAAAATCCGCGAATATGAGCGGTCGGATGAGGCCCGCACCGGCAAATGCGACTGGTGTAAGAAGGATGCGACCGATTTAGCTGACAAGCGGGACATCGACGAAGGCATGTGCGGCCCTGTCTATCGGGTCTGCGGCGCCTGCCGTAAGCGATACGACGACGAAATTCAAAAAGAGTTGGATTACTATGACAACGGCTATGACGATTGCGTCGAGGATGATCGGCCATGAGCATCCAGCGATCGAACACAAGATGTAGGGCTGTATGTCTTAACCGGATAAGCATGTTAATGGGTAAAGGGGATATGTGTGGCGACATATCTAGCACTCTGTAGATGCGGTCAACGTGTCTATACAATTCAGGACTTCAATACCCACTCTATGTCTCCCTCAAGTAATCATAGTTGGGTGGATGTTCCCGATACACTAATGGTTCACTATCCCAAGGGATGGAAACCAACACCAAAGCGTAGGCGTATTAGGGTATGTAGAAGCTGTAGTGCACCTTACGATTGTAAGGCATTCAGAAGATGTACTAGGAGGGAAGGGCTATGATCTACGTAGAACGACGGACTCAAACTAAGGACGGTGAGGTAATCGTCCGTGATCCTGTACCTAGTGTACGGGAAGCGTTGATAAAAATTTATGGGTTGATGTGCGATGGTTTCTACAACGCACGCAATCAGCACAGTCAGATCGTCTGTGCCCAAGAAGGTACTCTCTACCCACCAATCGTTAACCCTGCGTCGATGATGTATCCCGCAGGGCTGTTCTTCTCCAATGATCTAGGTGGTCACACCCTAGTATGTTGGAATGAATATACCCATGACATGCCTGTGGGTGTGAGTGTCAAGAGAGGTGTCTCGCGATGACTTTGGATTCGTTCCTGTTCCAATTCATAGGTACTGCTTTTATAGCAGTAGGCCTAATCTCAATAGGTGTAGGAGCTACCATGATGAATTGCAAGAAGGTCACCTACGCAGGCAGAATGGTAGGCGTACAGAGTGATTCAGAAGCCTATTTGGAGTACCCATCTAAGGCCGTAGACTTCTACCAAAATCTAGGTTGGGTAGTCGTCTCAGTGGAGTGGTGCGGTTATGGTCCCTACCAAAAATGTTATGCACGGCTGGTAGCCCCGAAATCCGAGAAGAAGGAGTAATAAGCTCTACCTTCAGTTGACTTAAGCGTTGTGTTGGCGTAATATATTAGGAATGGGAAAGCTATGGAGGGATTAAATGAAGCGTCAAAAACGTATGAAGAAACACCACCTTAAACGGTGGAGTTCTTCCATCGTCAATGGGTATTACGGCGCTAAGAAGTACGAGATTGCAGACGCAATGCGTAGCTCAGGCTATAGAGAGTGTGCCAAATCTCTCGCCGTACACAATACCGATAAGTTCATATCTCTATTCATCACTAAGCCTCGTCAGCAATCCATAGACAGGGCTAAGATCGAAGTGTTTAAGAACCGTCTGGAAGAGTTTGTTAGTATCTCCCAGATGGAACGTCAGATTGTCTTGCGTAATACCGTCGAAGAGCATTTGTCTCTTGTGTACGGACATACTGGATGTATTCTGGTACAGTCTGATAACAACGGTACCATCAAGCGATCCGTACTGTACCCCAGTAGCGTAGTAGCTATTGATCGCGTTAAAGATCACAGAATTATTTGGGTGGAAACAATCCACGCAACACCTCCTCCTGCTTGCACGTAGTGCCCTCCCTTAGCCCCGCTACGTGTATAGAGAACCCCGGCAGCCTTAACTGGTTGTCGGGGGTTTTCCTGTTGAGCGACGGAGGAATTCTTCATGCAGGAGAAGGTAGCTATCTTCATTGATGCAGCTAATCTCAGTTACGTGTGTAAAGCCCTACAAGCTAATATCGACTTCAATAAATTTCTCCCCCACCTGCGTTCCGAGTATCAATGGGACATCGTGAACGCTTTCTTCTACACCGCCCTCGTCAAAGACGAGAAGAGCGGTTTCATCAGCCGTCACAACCAGATGGATTGGCTCAGATATCACGGCTTCACAACCAAGGTGAAGCAGGCCAAACAGTACACGCGTGCAGACGGTACAATCCGGACTAAAGGGAATATGGACATTGAGATAGCCGTAGGGATGATGCGCGCTGCTGAAAGCCGCAACATCCAACGGCTCGTCCTCATGTCTGGTGACGGGGACTTCCGTGAGTTGATTGAGTACCTTCAGGAAACTAAAGGTATTCCGGTCACGGTCATGTCTACTAAACCTCTTGTCTCTAATGACCTTAGAGCAGTGTGCAATCAATACGTGGACATACGTTCCTTCATCCACCTCGTGGAAGAACGTAAGCAGCACGTGGAGGTTGTAAAGGCGAGTTCCATTGTAGATATGCTGCACTCTAAACGCAGGGGAGTTAAATGATCGAGGAGATTGATTGGAAGAACTGGTTCGACAAGTTCGATCACACGTTGATCGGTATGTTGTTCGGACTGGTTGTTGCGGTGTTGATCATAATGCTGTTCCACACCGTAGAGAAACTTACAGCATCTTGGAGGGGTGCGAGGAAAATGCGCAGGGCAGAAGAAGAGCGAGTGAAGCGAGCCATCGCTACAATATTGGTAGATGGCTTCGATGAAGCATGTTTGAAAGACCCATCCGATCCGGACTACATAGACCGTAAGACCGGGTGGGAATGGCTGCGTAGATTTGGCCATGTTCTGTCTATTAAAGACATTGTACCCAAGAATGAAGTAATGATGAAGGAGAGACTTCAGGCTAAGTTTCTCCCTCCAGAGATCGCCGCTACGGCACCTAAAAACCTGTCATCAGGGGGTTCGGATGCGGCTAAGAATTCCATAGTCGAGCTTCTTGAGAGCATCAAAGCTCCACAGAAGGCCGCCTAGGGAAACCACCGTCTATTAACATAGAAAGCAGGAGAACTAAACTATGTATAACGGCGCAATTATTGCCATGAAGGCGAAGAACCAGATGATCCCGAATGCTTTTTGGGACAAGGTTCTCCCCGAATATGGCAAGGTATTGGGTGTGTCAGTGGTGGATGGCAAGAGCCTACTGGCTCTCCCCAATATCCCCAAGGGCAACATCAACAAGGATGCCTTGAACGGCTTGCAAGAGAAGTTCAAGTCCGCCTCAATCCTCTTCTTCTTGGGGGATTTCGAGGATGGTTTCCAGTCCTACAGCGTACAGCCCTTCACGGTGCTGTCCGATAAGGACAACAATCCCATTCTGTCTTGCTTCACAGAAGCTTCATTTAACAATTACAAGCAGGAGAAGGGTACTCACAGCCCTGCTTTCTACGCCTTCAACGAATTTATTATTGAGGAAATCAAGGATGCCTACGATAAGTGCAAGGGAGACCTTGACGCTCTCATGGGCATGCTCCGAGAGGACAAGCGACTGCGAACCAAGATGCAGGGTGTTCTGTCTCCCTCGGGAACTATGGTCTTCATGGCTAATACCAGTGAGATCGTGAAGGTCTTTACTGGTGAGGACGGTCAACCGGAAGAGTTCTCCTTCGGTTGGGCTACTCAAAGCTGCGGCTACCGTGAGGACAAGGAAGAAGATGAGGAGAAGCTCGTCAAAGCCTTTTCAGGGGAAAAGGAAGAGAAAACCAAAGAGCCTTCTGTTATGGATAAGCTTTTTGGTGATACCAAAGCTTCCGTTGAGCTGCCGCCTGCCATCCAAGAAGAAGAGGAGAAGCCGGAGGTTGAAGCTAAACCTGCGGAAGAAGAGCAGAAGCCTGAGGAAGAGTTTGAAGAAGTCAAGATAACCATTCCTGAGGCGATGAAGAGCAAGCAGCAGAAAAAGGACTGGTGGCGTGCTCAGCTCGGCTTCCTGCCGTCGAACTATATTAAGCGCGAGACCTTCCTCGTGAAGCGGTATCCTAAGACGGGAGTACTGATCGGTGAAGACGACACCAAACTTGTCCACGGAAAGACATACAAGTCTTTCTATGACGCCGCTGTTGCTATGGCTAATAATCGTGGCGTTGGTAACGCTGGCAAGGATACTGCACCTCACCACATCCCCGCCACCGAAACTGCCGTCAAGCCCCCTGCAGTCGAGCCCAAGCAAGAAGAAGCTCCCGTCAAAGACCTTTCCAGCTCCATCAGCACCCTCTCAGCTGAGGATCGCAAGGCCATTGCCAAGGACTTCCTCGACAGCGCACCTGTGAAGAAGTCGTTGGATAACCACGCCAACGAGATCATGGACCCGGAGAAGATGAAGACCGAGTTGGCTAAGTACAAGACCTTCACCGAGGAAATGTCCATCAAGCTGACGGACACCTTCAAGTGGAATAAGGATGCTCTCAAGCATCTGGCTAAGGTTAATCTGGATGGGTTCATCCTTCTCTTCCTTGAGAACCAGATGGCCAATCCAGCATTCAAGAAATATCTTGCTGAGACCCGCAAGCCCGTAGACAAGCCCGCCGAAGCCCCCTCGGCAGAGCAGAAGCCGAAGCAACGAGTTCAGCTGCCGCTGTAAAGCCCCTCCTCCCACGGCAGCTTAACTGAGGGAGGGAGAGTGTCGCCTTACCGTGCTCTCCCTCTCTCTTTCTTTCCAACCAACGCTTCGGAGACAACCCCCATGAGTTTCTTTACTAGTCGAGATGCCCTCAAGAGAGCCATGCTCGATATCCAGACTACAGCTAGTGAATACAGCAAATGGACTCCGGATGTAGTTCATTTGGAGTCCCATGCCTTTCAACTCCTCTTTGTCTATGATCGTCTGCAACCTGATTTCCCTGACTACGAAAAGGTGGTCAAAGAGCATGTGATCCATGCTGGCATTGCATTCACGAATGAGAAGTTTGTGATGCAGAAGTTCTGTCTGGGTAAGGACTCATACCCGATTATCCAGCGGAAAGATAAGTACATCCTCACCCCACCACGCAGGATCAAAGGGCAGCTCTATTACATCCAGTCCGAGGTGATCAAAGAGCTTGACTCGATGGCTCGGAATGGGATAGAGTTCAAGCGAGAGCTTCTTGAAATCTACATGCCCTACACCCATCTCAAGAAGCCTGCTCCCATGCTGTACGGCAAGGAGCGTGAAGAAGCGATGGCTAGGGGTGAGCCTGAGGGTCGAACGCGAGCTGAATATCTCGCAGTGTTCGGCACCGAACATCCTTCCTTCCACATTAAGAAGCATAAGATTTTGAAAGCCTACGGATATGTAGGTATCAATGATTACTGGGATGGAGTATCCAACCCAGAAGAATTCGAAGGGATCACCAACATGAGTTGGGGCAATGTGCAGGCATTCAAAGCACATGATCCTGGTATTGGAACCTACTACCATTTCACCAAGAGAGAGTTATTTGACAAATAGTAAAATTGTTCAAGCACATTTACCATGCCCAGACGCCGAAGGTTGTGGCTCCTCTGATGCGTACGCAATCTGGGATGATGGGCATGGTTTCTGCTTTTCCTGTAATAAAGCATTCAATAAAGAACGTAAGGGATATATTGAGCCAGAATTTACTTATGAATATTTACCTAGACGTAATATCTCAGCTGAGACATTTAGATTTTTCGAGACAAAGACGAAGGTAAATGGCGACGGTAAACCTGTTGCAGTTGGGTATAAGTACCCCAACGGAAGTTATAAAATTAGAAACTTAGAGAAGAAAGAGTTCTACACCGAAGGTGACATCTCTAAGGCAGGACTGTTCGGCAGAGATAAGTTTGCCGCAGGCGGGTCACGCTATGTGACCGTAACAGAAGGGGAAGATGATGCTCACAGTCTTTACGAGGTCTTGCAAGGCCCTGTCGTCTCTGTTAAATCTGCTAGTAGTGCTGTTTCTGATTGTACTGCTGATTGGGAATGGCTCAATTCCTTTGAACGCATCTATCTCGCGTTCGACAGTGATGCAGCCGGTAGAGAAGCTCTGTCAAAAGTTGCAAGACTCTTCGATTATAACAAAATCTACCACGTCAAGTTCACCAATCGAAAAGACGCAACCGACTACCTCGAACACGGGGAGCGTCAGCAATTAAAGAACATTTGGTGGAATTCCAAGAAGTATCTGCCTGACAGCATCGTCTCGTCATTCAGCGACTTTAAGGACATTCTATCTAAGCCTGATCCCGTGGGTATCCCATACCCATTCCCCACGCTGACTAGAATGACGTATGGGATACGCCCCGGTGAGAGTGTACTGATCACTGCCCAAGAGGGCGTAGGTAAAACGGAGGTGATGCATGCTATCGAATACCAGCTTCTTAAATACACCGATGATGCGGTCGGTGCGATATTTTTGGAAGAGCCGAAGAAACGTCATCTACAAGCCATCGCTGGAATTGAGTTACAGAAGCCTGTCCGCCTGCCGAATTCTGGCGTCAGCGATGAGGAAACATTCGATGCAGTACAGAGGGTTGTACGAGAAGATGATCGTCTTCATGTCTATTCTCATTTCGGGTCAGATGATCCAGAAGTTATTCTCGACACTATACGATTTCTCGTCTCTGCGCGTAACTGTCGTTATATTCTTCTTGATCATATCACTATGGTTGTGTCGGGTCTTGCCGGAGAAGAAGAACGACGGGCCCTAGACTATCTTACGACTAGATTGGAGATGATGGTCCAAGAGTTAAACTTCTCTCTAATCTTTGTCTCTCATGTGAACGACCACGGACAGACTCGTGGGTCTCGTTACATCGGTAAGATATGTCACATTCGTATTGATCTAACCCGTGACGTGGAAAACGGTAGTAACGAAATCCACCTGTCTGTGCCGAAGAATAGATTTGGAATGAAGACTGGACCGGCTGGTGTCATTGTATTCGATCCAGAGAAATATCAGTTCCGTGAGTTGGGTGATGAAGGTTTCGCAGCCAACGCAAACGAAGAATACAATGGACACAAGGTACGAGCTGAAGATCAATCCTGATCGAAGTACGGGATTGTACAGAATTCATTTGGTTAAGAAATACGACTCAGGCTACCAGCAAGAAGAGCTGGTGGAGTACGCCGATAACTTAGATGCAGGGCTGAGGCGGTGTGATGAACTCAATAAAACACTGGGATGATATGAACTACTGGTCGTCTGACGACTGGAGGAAAGTTCAGGAGAGACTTGATGAAGCTGGAGATCGTGTTCTGCCTGTTCGGGAGTGCCTATTTAGCGCTCTTGACCTATGCAGCCTTGAACGTACTAGGGTTGTTCTTCTAGGGCAGGACTCTTACTGCAGCAAAGAAGCAGCTACGGGTGTGGCATTTTCAGTGCCTAAAACCTGTCATAAGCCGCCCACGTTACGCAATATTTTAGCTGAGTTGAAGGCTGACCTTCACTATGAGGCACAGCACGGTGATCTCACCGGCTGGTGTGAGCAAGGGGTCTTGTTGTGGAATGTAATCCCTTCTGTACTCTGGCAATACGGCCCCTTGTCTTGCTCTCATTGGGAGTGGTCTTCTCTCACCAAGGAAATTCTGTTGACTTTGACCACCAAACCTGTAGTATTCGTACTGATGGGGGTTAGAGCCAGAAGTTATAGTGATATAATTAATCACGAAGAAAGCTATGCCGAGATAATTGAGACGGGCCATCCGTCTCCGTTAGCACAGAACAGCCGAAGTAAATCCACTGCTAAATTTATCGGTTCCCGCGTCTTTTCTAGAGTGAACGAACTACTTACTCTACATAGAATGGAGCCGATAGACTGGTCAAAAGGACTAGTCTGAAACAAGAGCAGGGGAGAACCATGAATGCTCTTTCATGGAAAAACTACAAGACCGTTCCGTGTCAGCATGGCCATGCGCATATTTGGATGCATGGGCGCTATGTTTGCATGGGCTGTGCTAGTCCAAACTATCGGTATGAGTTCTCGAAAGAAATTAGAATAATAACAACAATGGGGATAACCCATGTCGAGGAAACGCCTTCCCAACCAGATACTGGATGACGAAGGACAACGGGCTCTAGCTGCTGCTGTCGTCGCCGGTAAGATGGTGAAACAAGCAGCAGCGGAGTTCGGAATATCCGTCAGCCGGGCCTATGAAATCGTGAATAAACTCTGTATTACGCAGAGGGTGTTCAGGAAGCCATTAGAAGCCCGTACAGAAGAGTAAATTCAAGGGCTACCCTAGTAGCTCCAATCAATAAAAACGCACCCACGGCCTTCTAATGGCGTTTAAAAGGGTGTCTAGAAAGGATAGTCGATAATGGAAGTTAAAACGGACGAGAAGGAGCAGGAAATGGTGCCTAAGGCTCCTTGGATACCCCGTGTAGTCACTGGGGGTAAGGACGGTGGAAGTCATAAGTTTGGTGACGGTCCTGACTGGCTTAGGGACCTGCCTACCGGGTCTACTTTCTTAGCTCAGGACAAGCATTTCAATAATGTCCGTGAAGATAAGTATTGGGTGCTCGGTGGTCCATTCACTGTAACCTTCCGTACTCATAACGGTCGAGGTGTGGTACTGGCAGCTGAGAGCCCCACCGGACAACATGCATTCATGCCTGTGGATAGCCTCAGGTTCAGCAGCAAGTACTCTCTGTTTGATATCCTTAATCTGGGTGACGGTAAAGCTATCGCACCTACAGAATTCAACGAAGAAGAAGCTCCAGAAGGAGACAAGAAAGATGGTAGTGAAGGGTCCGTACAGCCTTGATGATTGGGAGACGATGTTGAACTATAAGTTCCGTTATTTCCCTCACATGGAACGTCAGAACAAGAAGTTTAACGGTCGCTATGAAGATCGTATTAACCGCGAGAAAGAGCGATATAAAGAATATCTATTGAAAGAGGTAGCATAGCTTGATTAGTACAATTGCTGGATGCGTCATGATGGTGGCTTCCTATTATGGAGGTGGAGATGGACTCTGTGGAAGCAAAACTGCAAGCGGACAAAGATTTGATTGTTCGCAACATACGGCAGCACATAGAAACCTGCCATTTGGAACTCGCCTTTCTGTCTCACGTAACGGGCAGACCGTTGACGTTCGCATTAACGATAGAGGTCCTTTTATCCGCGGAAGGCATCTCGATTTGTCACTCAGCGCGGCTAAAGCCATCGGATTACACAAAGTAGGTGTAGGAAAGGTTATGGTGTGTCAGAAGTAGAAGAGTCCGAACCCGTTAATACTAAAACTAGAGGTGAGAATGCTCTCTGGAAACACTGGGCTATTGAGCTGGGCTATGAAGACACAACCTATGAAGATAGTAATGGTGTTGTAGGACCCAAAGCGGGTTTTGTTCTAGATGCTTGGGAACAAGGCTACGTAGAAGCTTGGGAGACACAGCAGAAGAAGATTAGAGATATTGAATCTTATCATGCTCGTGAAATCCATGACCGAGGTATGCTTGATTACTATAAAGGTTATGAAGCTGGTCTAAAGAATGCTAAAACACATTTGATTAAAATGATGGTTGAAGAGGATAAGTCCAATGAAGGACAGAACTAAAGAAATTATTTACGGATTGACTATGTATATGGCTGGTGGTATTACTATGCTGATTATGTGTCTTGCATATGCCAGCTTCCATCTCCACGCTGTATGTTCTAGTCCTGAGCACTGCATTATTATTTGGAAATAAAATGCCTTTTGTTGAACACAGGTTTGGTAAAAATTTACTGCTAAAAGCAGACGGCAATAAACACTATGTCTCTTGGTTGCCTCCTAAGACAAGCAACAGTCCTTATCCCGTCTTCTGTCAAGATGGAGATGAGGGAGGAGAGACAGCATTCTTTAATGGGGATAATTTTTTAATTCTTAATGGAGATCACCGTAAAGGATATGAAGAGTTGTATCCTGATTTAGATTTGTGTACTAAATATTTTTGGGATCATATAGATCAGGCATCTTCTTGGTCCGAGCATACAAGTAAAACCCCTAACCGTTTTGATAAAGCTTGAGAGTAATCTGTGACATAGAAGCTAACGGGTTAGAGAACCCAACGGAAATCTGGTGTGTAGTCTGTAAAGACATAGACACTGGAGAGATACACATATTTAGAAATGTAACAAATGATGCAAATGATAAAAGACGTTTTCATAGCTTCTGCACTTGTGTGGACTATATTGTTGGCCACAATTGGCTCGGTTACGACGGGCCTGTACTTCGCAAACTACTTGGGTGGGATACCATCTCAGGCAGTGTGCAGGTCATCGACACCTTAATCATAAGTAAACTTGTAGACTATTCCAGACCCAATGGACATTCAATTGAAGCTTATGGACTTGAGTTTGGTTATCCAAAGGGAGTATTTACAGACTTCTCTCACTACTCAGATGCTATGGTGGAATACTGCCAGAGAGACGTGGAAATCACAGAGAAAGTCTATAAGAAATACAGACGCATTATTGAAGATGCCGCTTGGCAACCATCCATTAAGGTAGAACATGATTTCCAGCTTATTGTTAATGATCTGCATGATAATGGTTTTGCTTTCAATTCCATCAAAGCCCAGAAAATATTAGATGAAGTGACTGCTTCTCTAACGTCTCTAGACAAAGAGATTGCAGATGCGTTCCCTGAAAGACTTAAACTTATTAAGGAAATTCACCCTAAGCTCACTAAGCACGGTACTCTATCGCGTACTGACTTTAGATGGGTGGCAGATGGTGACTTGTCTATTTATAATGGGGGTCCTTTTAGTCGTTGTGAATGGACTGCTTTTAATCCATCTAGTCCTAAGCAGATCATTGAAATTCTTAATAACGCTGGCTGGTCTCCAATAAACAAAACTAAAACTCATATTACAACTGAAAGAGAGTACAATCGTCTCAAGCGTTCTCGACAAGCCGATGCCTTAGTTGACTTAAGGCTTAAAGAGTTGTATATTAAAATGGAAGGGTTGAGAAAGACCGGCTGGAAAGTTGATGAAGAAAACCTTTCCACCCTCCCCCCCTCCGCTCCTGCTCCCTCCCGCCTCTTGGCTAAGCGTATTCTGCTGGAGTCCCGACGAAGGACTCTCACAGAATGGCTTAGCCTTGTAGGGGAAGATGGACGCATCCACGGGCGCTTCTTCGGTATCGGGGCATGGACCCACCGAATGGCCCACCAAAATCCCAATACAGCTAACATTCCCAATGAATATGATACGAATGGGAATAAGAAGCTCTACGGGAAAGAGATGCGCTCCCTATGGGTAGCCCCCCGAAATAGATTGCTGATTGGTGTTGATGCAGAAGGCATTCAGCTACGCATCTTCGCCCACTACATAAATGACGCTGAGTTCACTCAATCATTGGTAGAAGGGAAGAAGGATGACAAAACCGATCCACATTCGCTCAACCAAAGGATACTTGGTAGTGCGTGTAAGTCTAGAGCCGCTGCTAAACGATTTATCTACGCTCTGCTCTTGGGAGCGGGAATGCAGAAATTATCTGAAATTCTTGCAGCATCAAATACCGAAACCCAACAAGCTCTTGATCGTTTACTTACCCGATACACTGGATGGGCTGTTCTTAAGGAACAGGTATTTCCGAAGGATGCGACGCGCGGCTATTTCGTTGGGTTGGACGGTAGAAAGGTCAGTATACCGGGAGAAACGGAAGGTACCCGAAGACATCTGGCAATGTCGGGATACCTCCAGTCTGGAGAAGCGGTTTGCATGAAGCTGGCCACTCTCAAATTCTACCCGGAGATGCAGGCACTAGGAGGCAAGTTAGTTAATTTTGTTCACGACGAATGGCAGTCTGAATGCAAGAATAATATGGAGGTCGCAATCCACATAGCAAAACTAAAAGCAGATGCCCTACGACAAGTAGGGGAAGATTTAAAACTTAATTGTCCTCTAGCAGGTAGCTATTGGAACGATGACCTGAAAGATTATACAATCGGTACGAATTGGAGTGTAACACATTGAATATTAATAAGATTGAAAATGGCTTCACAGTAAGTTTTTATGACGGTGAAGACTCTTGGAAAGAGAATGAAAAGGTTTATGCATTCACTACTTGGAGTGATGCAGTTAATTGGCTAAAAGATAATGGATATAAAGTATGACGTTGTATGAAGTTGATTATTCAATGTTAGTGCCTGAGTACGGTGTACTAAATATTGAGGCTGTAGATGCGAACGACGCTGAGATGAAGGCTCTGAACCAACTGACTTCAGACGCCCCTCACGCAAATAATGTAGAAATTGAAGCTGTGAAAGAAATTTCCTAAATGGCTATTATTGAACTAGAAGGTGAGTTGTCTTGGGTCAAGGCAGTTACTCCCGATGAGTACGAGGGTAAGCGTAACTGGTCTGCCTGTACGACACTCAGCCCCGATGCCCTACAGACTATTATGGAACTGAAGGCAGAAGGTGTTAAGAACGTCCTTAAGAAGGACGATCAGAACCGTTGGTATATTAAGGTCTCTCGCCGTGACGGCATTTATAAGGGAGACAAGATGACTAAGGTGCTTAGCCCGCCTGTAGTCACAGACATCGAAGGTAACATCATCGATGGTGATACCATCGGTAATGGTTCTAAGGGTATCCTGAGAGTGGATGTGTACGAGCATCCAGTTAAGGGTGGCTCTAAGGCTAAAGCCATGCGTCTTGAGAGTATCAAGATCACTGAGCTTAAGAAACGCGGGGAGTAGCGGCGCGGCGTAGCTCCCTACGGCTTGGACTGAGGAATCCATCCAAGTGTTACTAGGCTGAAGGCTCAGATAAAGCCTAGTTTCAATTATAAATTAGGTACTAGTGGAAACCACTCGTCTTTCCCCCTGAAGGAAAGCGTAACAGCCACCATCCATCCGAATATCTATGCACTCGGGTTGTGCGTCAGAAAAAGGTTGGGTCCCAGAGTTGTGAACTGGTAGTGCTGAGGAGATCGCTGCATCCTTCCAACGGTTGATCTGCGAACCCTCCCACCTCACTCAGACTTGAGGAAGTAGTTTGGGGTGCAGCTTCGGTTGCGAAGCAAACTGGCCGTTTGCCACTTTCCACCAGTCTAAGATGGAGAAAGCTCAATAACCCTCCTAACGGTGAGGTTATGGCAACCAGACCGTCCCGCATCTATGCCGGAGACCACCGGCAGCTCATTTCTGATTCGGAAATGAGCAGCAAATAGCAAGTCGCTAAAACTAAACGGTGGGCATGACACCTAGTAGGTTTGGCAGATAGATGCCGAGGTCAATCCTTCCTCAGAAGGATATTCAACCGACTAAACGTCCTATCCCTAGAGGGTATGAAAGCGTAGTACGTAGCGGGTGGTGCTGCCATCGGTTATCTACTACTGCCTCCCGTCAAAGTGCTCCGGCAGGAAGGCTTGACGAACCTCTGCCGTCGAAAAGACCTAACGCACGAATACACCTACATGTTGGCCGAAAGTTACAGATGCCTGTGAACAGTACCACCGGATGGTATAGTGGCGGTTCGATCCCTCCAACGCTTGGTAGCAGACCAGCGGAGCTGTTCGGAAGTATGGGCAAGTCTGAGCGGAGGCAGCCTCCTGCAAAGAGGTAAATTCTGGGGTGACGACCAGAACATGTTCTTACTGGGTGGAAAGGGCCGGTTCGAGTACCATAAGGTGGTGACAACCGACTTAACGCGAGACTGTTGATGCGAATATGCGTCCCATTAGCGCAGAAAGCTCTCAGGTGTCGGCAAGTGCCTAACTCTGTCTCGGACGCCGCGGACACTTCCCAGAGTGGAATACATGCCGGGATGTCCTACACACCGCTAAACCTAGGTTTTTAGTACCCCAACTAATATCGACCGTTACATGGTTGAAAACGAAGGTGGGAATTCACTAGACAGGTTGACAGAGCAGATTACCAACCCTTCGCGCAACCTACACGCCGTGTCGAAAGCGTGTCCAAACTCCATAGGAGTATAGCTGTGAAGAAGACGTACTCAGTCAGCGGAGTAGCACTTCACAAAGTAGGAGCAGGGATTTTCTCTGTCTCTCTATTAGCTTATCACAACTGGAGGCCCCCTTAACCTCCCCTGTATGTGGGGAGATAAATTAATAAGAACAATGGAGCATCACCCATGTGGCCGTACACTCAACCATTCATCATGATGCCCGGTCAAACTCAATCGGGTAATAACTACTCGACCAAAGATATGAAGAAATTCTACAAAGCTTTTATTCAGGCACAGCGCGAACTGGACGCAGCTAAGAAGCCTGAGGAAAAGAAGAAGGAAGAGAACAAAGCACCGTCCATGACTGCCAAGGAAATGTTGGCTTGGACTACCCTCTTCTCCCCAATCGTCGGATTGGGAATGATTAATCTCTACATCGTTTGTTATAACCAGATGAAGGTGGCGCTACAGACGCTACATTGAGAGGGCATTATGGCAGATATTTGGTTTATCTCAGACACACACTTCTTCCACGAAAACATTATTCAATACTGTGGGCGTCCTTTTAAAGATGCTGAATTTATGAATGAATACCTGATCCAGATGTGGAATGAGACTGTAAAGCCTCAGGATAAAATTTACCATCTGGGAGATGTTGGTTTAGGATTTGGTGGGGACGACGATAAACTCATGCGCCTTCTCTCTCGTTTGAATGGGCATAAGAGATTGATTGTCGGTAACCACGACAATCTTAAATCCAAAGCTCTTCAGAATAATTTTGAGAGGATTGAACTGTGGGCTGGCCGTAAGGAATGGGATTTCACTTGCACACACGTCCCTATGGACCAGAGGCATCTCAGAGATGGGTGGATCAATGTCCACGGACATCTCCACAATAACCCCAGTCCAGAATTCTATCAAATCTCTGTTTGTGTAGAACAGATTGACTATAAACCCATCCATTTGGATGACATTAAAGCTAAGATTAAGAAAATTGCAAAAACACATCCATCAATTAATCCCTGACGTTCAGGGACTATTAAAGACAAAAGGTTGGTTCGGTGACGAACTCAGACAAGGATTTTCTACTGAAATTGTTGGACGCCTTGAAGGACAGTTCAGACAACGTGATTTTTCACCTAGCCTCAGACTCTCCCAAATGGGACGAAAGTGTCCGAGAGCTTTGTGGTATTCTATTCGCCACCCTGAGCAGGCTGAGGAGTTGCCTCCATGGGCAGAATTCAAATTCTCCTTCGGACACATAATCGAAGCACTCGCCATATCATTTGCTAAAGCTGCAGGTCACGAAGTCGTAGGAGAACAGGATGCAGTTTCTGTCGATGGGGTCGTGGGTCATAGGGATTGCATCATTGATGGCTGTCTCGTGGATGTCAAATCTGCTTCTAGTCCGAGTTTTGAGAAGTTCAAGACTGGGCGTATCGCAGAAGAGGACAGCTTTGGCTATCTGGATCAACTGGATGGCTATCTTGTGGGGTCTCATTCAGACCCTCTGTTACGTGTAAAAGACAGAGCGTATTTACTTGCAATTGATAAACAACTAGGACATATGTGTTTATATGAGCACAGACTCAGAGAAGAAAGTATTAGACAGAGAATTCGAGAATATAAGCAGGTGGTTGAACAATCGTCTCCACCAGCTTGCGAGTGCGGAACTCTCGCCCCAGACGCGAGCGGAAATACGCGCCTCGACGTTAAGAGCAGTTACAATCCTTACAAGTTCTGTTGCTTTCCGGAGCTAAGAATATTCATTTATTCTAAAGGCCCCCAGTATTTTACCAAGGTGGTCAAGACACCTACGTATAAAGGGGTTCCTTTAATGGAGATTGACCGTGCAGGTAATCCAGTCTTTCCTTAGACAAGAGATTAAGAGTGCAGAAATGGTTATAAATTACTACCACATGCGTATGAGACAGTGGGAAGAGAGACGACGTGAAGCTCTTAAGAAACTAATTGCTGAACAAATTAAAGATTTTAACCGTAATTCTTGACCATTTATGAAAGATAATGTATAATGAAGTTGGGTTTAGACGAAACTAAATTCGCATTAAAGCAACGTATTGACGAATTAACGAAGTGGTTAGGGCGATATCCCAGTAGTCCAGAGACTTCTAGACGACAGATTGAGCTAGAGACCGCTAAAGAACAGTTGGGATTTATTGAGAAGAAGTAATGTCTGAAGATGATAACTGCACTTGTGACAACCCCTTTCGTCCCGGACATAAGCTATTTCTTTGTGGTTCTGACCTTTGTGGTCGCATTAAGCATCTTATGGTTGATACCTTGAAGACTACGAAAGGTTTCGATCCAGAACGTAAAGTTATAATCTTAAGTGAAGAAGATAAAGACTAGAAATAAGTTTGAGACTAAGCTGGTAAAGCAAGCTCAATCTTCTCCACATGAAGTGACGTATGAGTCTGAGAAGCTTCCCTACGTAATAGAAGGGAACTACATTCCAGACATAATCATACACAAGAAGCAGAAGATATACATTGAAGCTAAAGGACATTTCCGTCCAGAGGCTAAACGTAAGATGGTTGCTGTTAAGAAGCAACATCCTGAATTAGACATACGTATTGTCTTCTATAGTTATAACAAGAAATATATACGATGGGCCACTAAACATGGCTTCACGTTTGCAATTGGTGATATTCCCGATGAATGGCTTCTCTGACCGTGATGTGTATTCCTTTGTTGCCGGACTAGGTATGGGCTGGTTTACAGCCGGTACGTTTATTTACTTCGTATTTACATTTGTTAAGTAAGTTATTAGAGATTTACACTCTAGAAGAAATATTAGAATACAATGATCTGTCTCCTGAGGACTGTCTACAGTTCTTAGTTGAGAATGAGTTCATTGAACTACCTGAAATAAAGCCGTTGGATTATGACTAATGTATAATGTAGCAACTACAGCTATTATTTTTAACGACGATAATCAAGTTCTCCTTACTAAAAGAAGCAAATCAAAAAATAAATGGCCCGGTAAGTGGACGGTCCCCGGAGGCAGGTTGGAAGATGTTGATTTTATTGGGACTCCGACTGCGATTAACAATCAGTGGTACCATACCTTAGAAAATTCTCTTCGTAGAGAAGTGATGGAAGAAACTGGGGTTAAGATTACCGATATTCAGTATTTGTGTAATATAGCCATTCCTGATACAATTATTATCTCCTACACTGCCAGATATGCAGGAGGCATCATCGACCCTCAACCAGAAGAAGTAGAAGCTTACGCGTGGGCGTGGGAAAGCGATCTAGATGATTTCGACCTAATTGATGGGATCAAAGAAGAAATTATATTAGCATTTTATAAATGACTAAACACCCTAGGAATAAAGCCGAGAGGCGATTAATCGAAGCTAAGAAAAAGAAGAAGAGAGTCCCTATGACCCGTGCAGTTGAACTTTCTCAAGGACATGCCTGCAGTGCTGTGGAAGCATATCTGTTTTCTATGCGTTTGATTGATGCTGATGAGCGTGTAGTGTTCATCGCTAATGCTCCAAATGGATTGGACTATTTTATCTCCTTGGAGAAAATGAAAGAGCAGGAAGGAAGTGTAAATTAATTGGTTCGTAAAGATAGAAATTATAAACAGGAAGCTGAGTGGGCTAGCTCTCCTGAACAAATAGCGCGACGTGTAGCTCGTAACCGTGCCCGTAGGAAGGCTATCCGAGAGGGTAGAGTTCGTAAGGGTGATGGTAAAGAGCTAGATCACGTCGGTTATCATCGGACTGGCAGTCTCGATAATGTCCCTACCCGTGTGACTACTCGTCGTGCGAATAGGGAAAGACAACCTCCAACTAAAACTAAACGAAAGTAATATATTATACTCTGCATGACCAAGACAGAGAGGAAAGAAAAATGGAAAATATCAATGTTCAAGAAAATCCTGAAGTGGCTGACATGGCCCTTCCGCAAGCTCTGGAGGCTGGTGAAGCCTTCTTCCAAACCGACGCAGAAGTCGGCGGTGACCCCATCGAAGCGGGGACGGCCGAGGAAGACGCCGACGGCACCCCAGACGGTGTGACAATTCACTAAATCACGTATGCCTTACTCTACGAGACCCATTGCGTAACAACAGATATCCCAAAGGCGTGCAGGCAAGTCCCGTAGTTGGACGTGATGTTGAAGGAGGTCTGAAAGGGCCTCCTTCTTTATTTGGAGTATAATATATGGAAACTATTACCTACTATAATGGTAGTCCTACTATGACACTTGCAGCTTCAAACAGTACTATTAGTCAATATAAAGTATGCTCTCCTCTGAACCATTGGGGGATTGGTATTATTGACGAACCAAAACAAGAGCCAGTAAAGGAAACTGCCATGTCTATCGAACAGAGCCAGATCGACTACCTCATTGTCCGTGCTCGTAACGTCAAGAGCAATCTCGACTACAAGCTGTGGGATCAGTTCAACATGTATGCGGACAACACTCCTAAGACTTACAAGGAGCTGATTGATGCCATCAAGGGTGGCAAGTACAAGTTGAACGAGAAGCGCACCAAGCAGATTGATGCGCGAATTGCTGCCGATGCTGATGAAGAATTTGATGACGACCGTTTCTACTTCAACGGTCCGTTTGATGGAATCATCTTCGATGGCCCTCGGCCTGATCGGAAAGGCAGGGACGCTGCGAGCGACGAGCTTGGTAAGGCGTTCACCAAGACTATGGATGCTATCAAGGTTCTCCCCGCTACCGAGGGTCTGAAGGCCCTGCAGGAGTTCGAGAACTGGGTGCCGTCGAACCTGCCCAAGAACTAATTCCAATACAGAGTAAGCTGCCGAAAGAGCAGCACTCTCCGAACCCTACGGTTCCTCAGACGCCCTCCGCTTCCGGAAACCGTAGGTAAACTTGACCCCTAGGTGTAAAAGCCTAGGGGTTCTTTTTTGTCTTTTTGTTGATTAATATCTTATTTTATGGTATAATGAGGCTACGTATGACAGGTTTTTTCCTAGCCATTAGCTTATTCATTCAGATACACAGTTGGTATGACTACGAATGTTGTCATGATAACGACTGCAAACCAGTACCTTGTGAACAAATAGAAGAGACTAAGCAAGGTTTCAAATATGACGGTCTGTTCTTCAGTAAGATTAAACCTAGCAAAGACAACCAGTGTCACGCTTGTATTTTGAAGTATGATGGAGGTAGAACTCCAATGTGTCTCTACCTTCAGATGGGTGTCTGATGAAAGCATCTGAACTTAAAGGTCTCTACGAGGACTATCTACGTATAGCAGACCCTACTGAATATAGATTCGCTGTAAGATGTATTGGCAGTTGGTCCCAATGGGAAGCTCTCCTCCAAGAAGAACCTCTTAAGACCGACATAGTTAAGTGGCGTCGTGAGCTTGAGGTTAAGCTTCGCTCAGAAGCCCTGCAGAGGATTATGGATGTCGCTTCTAACGAAGGGACTAGAGACAGCCTTCAGGCTAACCGTTATCTGCTGGAAGCTAACTATGGTAACAAAGATAAAGCTGGCAGACCTAGTACAAAAGCTATCGAACAAAAAGCAAAAGAATTAGTCGCCCACAATGAACAAGTGAAGGCAGACTTCCAGAGAGTTTTTAATAATGAATGATAATATGCGTCTCTCTCGTAAGGGAGCGAAATTTGTACAGAGCTTTGAAGGGTACTTCCCCAAAGCTTACCTAGACCCCATCGGTGTCCTAACCATTGGTTGGGGACATACTAATCACCACGAGCCTAAGTTCTCTGCTGGTGAAGTATGGTCTAGAGAGAAGTGTGAAGAAGTATTCCGCAAGGATATGCGCATCTTTGAAGATGCTGTAATTCGTAACGTAAGAGTTCCACTAACCCAAGGACAGTTCGATGCACTCGTATCGTTTACTTATAATTGCGGAGAAGGAAACCTTAGGAAATCTTCTCTCCTACGTCGCCTCAATGCCGGAGACTATGAAGGAGCGGCTGCTCAATTTGCCTACTGGAACAAAGCTGGAGGTAGGGTACTTCCGGGGCTCACCCGTAGACGTACAGCTGAAGCCCTCATGTTCCGAGACACCTCCCTCTCCGTCTCTCCTAGAGCGGATGAGCCGATGGCTCAAGAGGTTGATGACCCTAAACCTTCACTCTTCAAATCCAAGATAGTCCAGACCGCAACCACTGTAGGTGTAGCTGATGCGGCTAGTACCTTGCAGAGTGCTGCAGACGCCAAGGGTGCCGTTAAGGACCTAGGCTTCTGGGATCAATTAATCCACATTATGTCCATGCCCAGTGTATGGGCTGGCATTGCCATTCTAGTGGCTGTGGGTGCGATTATCTACTGGCGCTGGAGAGATCACTAAGTGTTGTGGCTCCTAGGCCTATTAGGCTCTAAAGGCATTACACTGGCTGTTGTTCTATCCCTCCTCGGCTCTGCCGCAGGTGGAGCATACGCAATGCGTAGGTGGGATAATGCAACTAAGTACAAAGAGCAGGTTAGTGCTCTTCAACATCAACTAGCCAAAGAACGACAGATGCGTGCCGACGAGCAGAAAGCTCGTGAGCAAGATAATACTCAAGCGATCCAAGACGCAGCTGATTTAAAATCACTACAAGGAGTTATAGATGACATCACTAGGAAAATTGGGAACCCTAGCAGTGTGTGCTTTTCTAAGCTTGAGTCTGATGAACTGCGCAGGCTCTGGAGCAATGGACAAGGTGGACACCGGGGCACCAAAGCAGGTTCGTTCCTTACCCGCAATTCCAGCAGACGTTAAGGTCTGCATCTTCACCGTTGTACCCGATCCGGGTGCAATCCAAACCAAAGAACAAATCGTAAAGGTCATGACTGACCTAAAGAAGTCCGAAGCCGCCAAGACCCGTTGTGGTAAGAGACTGATTAACTTCTACGAAGCTAATAAGCAGTATCTATGAAATGACTCACGACGAGAACGATCATTCTAAAGTTATTCTCACGGAAGATGACGTGAAGAATGCCCTCAAAGAAGCCATCAAGGAATGGCTCGAAGAGAAGTATGCTCAGTTTGGTAAATGGACTATTAGAGCCCTATTGGCATCTCTACTGTCTGCTGTAATCACCGTTATCATCTATTCCAATTGGATTAAATTACACTAATGCCTCGGATTGAATACGAAAAAGATGAATACAACCCGATTGATGCGAATGCTCAATTCGAAGAGTATTCAGTGGCTAAGAAACAGTTGGAACGTAATCTTAGGACGGATAACCGTACCCGCGGACTTATTTCGACTGCCTCAGGTTCCGTAGCGCAGTCAGTAATAGAACAAGTTAGAAAGAAAAGAGATTAATAATGGGAAGCCCCATTGCAGTTAAAGACGAAGCAGCTCCTGCCTATGGTGCAGCGGCTCTCACCCTACACGATACAGACGAATTAACCAACTATTCCCGATGGCTCTATGTCGGTGGTACTGGTAACTTGAAGGTTACTACAATTGATGGTTCAGTCGTAACATTCAGTTCAATTCCCGCAGGAACCCTTCTGCCCATTCGTGTTAAGCTCGCGTGGTCTACTGGCTCTACTGCAACTAACGTAGTGGCACTATTCTAATGGCACGTACAGCTTATAACGACCCTCAGGCAGAAGCTCTATACCAGCATGGAGCTGGCAATAGCAAACGTATGCCTGATTCTCTGCAGAACCTTCCCTATGGACCCGGCAAGAAGTCTGGAACTAAGGAAGCTACATCTGGTCACGATCAGAAGAAGTTCAAGCCCAAGACTAAGTAATGCCCCCCATTAAAGACGTAGACCAAATACGTCTAGCTGCCGAGAATGATTTCGAGACCTTCGTAAGACTCGTTCTCCCCCTCAGAGTATTAGGGCATTGCCACAGTGAGGTAATGCGTTGGTTTCAAAATGAAGAAACGAAAAGACACAAACTCCTACTCTTCCCAAGAGACCATCAAAAATCTTTTCTCGCAGCCGCATATGTTGCGTGGAGAATTACCAAGTACCCTCCAATCAGAGTTCTCTATATATCTGCTACCTCCACTCTTGCTACTAAGCAGCTTCATCTTATTAAAAGTATTATAACTTCTGACATCTACAGGCGTTATTGGCCTGAGATGGTTAATCTAGAAGAAGCTAAGAGAGAGAAGTGGACTGAAAGAGAAATAGCCGTAGACCATCCCCTACGTAAACAAGAGATGGTCAGAGACGCTACGGTATTCACAGCTGGTCTCACAACTACAGTTACTGGTCTACACTTTGACCTACACATCCTAGATGACATTGTAATTAAAGATAATGCATATACAGATGAAGGTAGAGAGAAGGTAGGATCACAGTATTCACTACTAGCCTCAGTAGCTGGTACCAATTCAGAAGAGTTGGTCGTAGGAACTAGATACCATCCCAAAGACCTATATGGCACTATGTCAGCAATGAAATATAAGAAATATGACGAACGTGGCCAATACCTAGGTGATGAAGAGGTCTTCGATGTATGGGAACGTCCCGTAGAAGACAGAGGTGATGGTACTGGACAGTTCTTATGGCCAGTTCAATATAGACATGATGGTAAGCAGTTCGGTTTCGACGCTAACATCTTATCTATGAAAGAAGCTCTATACATAGATAAACTACAGTTTAGAGCACAGTACTATAATAATCCGAATGACATATCGACCTCAACTATCGTCCCGGAATACTTTCAATACTACAATACCGTCTTCTTGTCTAACACAGGGAACAACTGGTTCTTCAAAGGAGCAAGACTAAATGTATTTGCTTCTATCGACTTTGCTTATTCTCTTTCTAAGAGAGCGGACTACACCTGCATCGTCGTCGTGGGTGTCGATGCCTATAACAACTATTATATCCTCGATATCGACCGCTTTAAGACAGACAAGATCAGTGAATATTACGACCACATTCTTAAGCTCCATTCTAAATGGCGGTTCCCCAAGATCAGGGCAGAAGTAACAGCTGCTCAAGAGATCATCGTTAAAGACTTAAAAGAAAACTACATCCGTAAGGATGGTCTATTACTTTCTGTAGAGGAGTACAGACCCTCTAGGAATGAAGGTACTAAGATGGAGAGAGTAGAAGCCACTCTTCAACCTAGATACGCTAATAGACAGATGTGGCACTACCGTGGTGGTAATTGCCAGACACTAGAAGAAGAATTGGTATTGGCTGCACCTCCTCACGATGACATTAAGGATTGCTTAGCATCCTGTGTTGAAATCTGTCGGGCTCCTACCATACAGAGATTTAGTAATACAATGAACAAAGATTTATATCATCCTCGTTTCGGTGGCATTCAGTAATGCCTAGGTTGGAATATTCATATCAACCTGCTGAAAGACAGTACCAAGGAAGCTTGCCTAGAGTTTCAGTAGAAACTGATGAGTACCGTAAAGGCTCTACAAAATTTTCTTCAGAAGCTGATGTAACAGACAGCCTTTCTGTCTCAGGTAGTTACAAGAAAAATACAGATGGTGGTAAAGACGAATACGGCGCTAGACTCACCTTTAGGAAATCATTTTAATGGCCGGTAAGACACTAGACCTCAAAGATATTATCGTCGAGGATAGATTAGGTTGTGAGATAGCTCGTAAGTGGATGGAATGGAATATGTTCCGTCAACCCATCATGCAACGGTGGGATGAGCTACGTAGATATGTATACGCAACAGATACTACCACGACTACCAATTCTTCCTTGCCTTGGAGGAATAAGACTACTCTACCCAAGCTCTGTCAGATCAGAGATAACTTGTACGCTAATTATGTAGCTACTGTCTTCCCCAAGAGGAAGTGGTTGCGTTGGCAAGCATCCAGTGAAGCATCTGCCGATAAGGCTTCTTCAATCATGCAGTACATGACTTGGGTGATTGGTCAGGAGAAGTTTAAGGCAGAAGCCTACAAGATGATCCTAGACGATATCGACTACGGCAATGCCTTCGGTATGGTCGAATGGATCGACGAGAGAGTCGATCAAGGAGACAAAGAGCAGGTTGGTTACGTAGGTCCTATGATCGTTCGTATCAATCCTCTCGATATTGTCTTCAATCCAATCTCTCCCTCTTTCTCCCAAGCCCCTAAGATCATACGTTCAATCGTAACTCTAGGAGAGTTGAAAGAGATTATCGGGCGTCTGTCTAACGACGATAACAAGGAAGAGTACGAACAGATTTATGATTACGTTAAGAGAATTCGTACGGAAGTACGTCTTGGAGGTACTACTGCTTCCGGGACTACTGATCTCGCTGCTCATGACTCGATCTATCAAGTCGATGGTTTCGGAACATTCAGACAATACTTAGACTCTGACTACGTAGAGATTCTAACTTTCTACGGTGATCTATACGACAGAGAAGGTGATGAGTTCTATAAGAACCATCAAATCATGGTCATTGATCGACATAAGGTAATCTCTAAGAAACCTAATCCCTCTATCTTCGGACACTCCCCCATCTTCCACACTAGCTGGAGGAAGCGTCAAGATAATCTGTGGGGTATGGGTCCTCTAGAGAACTTGATCGGTATGCAATACCGTATCGACCACATTGAGAATGCTAAGGCTGATTGCCTAGACCTAATCATGGTTCCTCCTCTCGCAGTTAAGGGAGTGATGGATGACTTTGAATGGGGACCATTCGTAAAGATCATGCTTGGTGATGAAGGAAGTGTTGAGCCTCTGATGGTTCCCTTCCAAGTCCTACAAGCTAATGGTGAACTGCAATTCTACATGAATGTGATGGAGGAGTCTGCAGGTGCACCTAAGGAAGCTATGGGCTTCCGTTCTCCCGGTGAGAAGACAAAGTATGAGATACAGAGACTAGAGAATGCTAGTGCCCGTATCTTCCAGAACAAGTGTTCTCAACTAGAAGAAGAACTGTTTGAACCCCTACTGAACTCTTGCCTAGAGATGGCTAGACGTAAGTTGACTGGTATGCAGACCATCCCAGTGTTCAATGATGAGTTCTCCTTCACTACGTTCACAACTCTAACTGCCGCAGATATAACTGGAGCGGGCACTCTGAAACCTATTGGTGCCAGACACTTCGCTGAGAAGGCAGATACAGTTCAGAACTTAACCCAATTCTTCGGCTCACCCATTGGTCAAGACCCTTCAGTCAGAGTTCACTTCTCTGGCAAGGTACTGGCCAAGAGCTTTGAGGACTTATTGGATATCACTGATTATCAGATGGTCCAACCCTACATCCGACTGGACGAAGATGCCGAGGGCCAGAGATTGGCTCAGCAGCATCAAGTACAGAATCAGATGCAAATTCAGACCCCAACAGGTCTGACACCTGATGACGCTGCACAACCCTATGCAGGTCTACAATGAAGATAAACTGGACCCGTGGTCTAGAAGGCCAAGAGAAGGAAGACATGGTTAGAGCCATACGTGGTTCTAGGATGGCCCTAGGAAGGCTAGAGAAGGTCACTGGTGAGTTTATTTCAGAATTAGGTACCACCCTACCGGGCGACTTTGACACCCCTCAGTGGGCTTTAAAACGAGCCTATGAGG